GTATTAACGCGATCGATATTACGTATCTATTCAATGTCGCATCTGCTGGCACGTTCCGTATCATGGCGGCTGGGATTGCATCGGTGACAGCATCGCCGTTAACTATTATTCCAGGATCGTATTTTAAAGCGTTCAGGATTAAATGAAAACACCAACCGCCCGGGTATCTGCACGTACTGAAAAGATGGAGTTCAGCCAGAAGTATGGGACGAAGTATTGTATCCCGACATGGTTGCGTGATGAACAGGTTCGGCTAGCGATCAAGAAAGTCAATGGAAGGGTGGTGCCGAATGGAGACATTCTTGAAGATCCTATTGCGGTTGTCGGGTTTGGCCCATCGCTCAAAGAGACTGTTGAGGAGATACGAGGATACCGATACATCATCTCCTGTTCAGGGGCGCACAAGTACCTCATCGACCGTGGAATCATCCCAACCTGGCACGTTGAAGTAGACCCGCGTAGCCATAAGATCGGCCTGCTTGGTCCTGCGGATAAGCGGGTTATCTACCTTCCGTCAAGTACGTCACACCCAGAATACCTTGACCACCTGCTGAGTAGCGGTGCAGAAGTGCTCCTCTGGCACGTTTTCACGAACGAAGAGGAAGGCGCCAGGATTATTCCGCCAGGTGAATGGATGGTCACAGGTGGAGCAGACGCAGGGCTTCGGTCTTTGGTTATGGCGAGGCTGTTAGGGTTTACAAATATCCATGTATTTGGGATTGATGGGAGCGCCGGAAAGCATGAGAATAGCCATGCGTCGCATCATCCGAATAGCCCAGGGAAGTTTTTTAAGTGCGAATACCCTGAGCACTCCGGGCAATTCTTCATGACCACTCCCGCGTTGCTGTCATGCGCGAAGTCATTCCCGCATGAGGTTGATCAATTAAAGGATGCCACTGTCACGTTTCACGGGGAAGGGTTGGTGCAAACGATTATGAAAGGGCATGTGCCGAAGGTGCCGAAGGCGTCAGACTTAGCCTATCAGAAAACCGCGCTCATTACGCCGGAGTACCGACAGCTGAACAAGGACTTACATGCAACCAATTCCTTGTATGGGACAAGCGGCGTGAAGCATGTCGAAACAGTCCTGAAGCTCGCCGAAGGAATCGGTACAAAGTCTGTGCTCGATTACGGGTGCGGGAAGGGCTTGCTAGCGAAGGGATTGCCGTTCCCAGTGTGGGAGTATGATCCGGCCATTGAAGGAAAAGATGAACTCCCGCGACCGGCTGACCTCGTGGTGTGTACAGATGTCTTGGAGCATATCGAACCGGACTTGATTAAGCCGGTCCTGGCTGATCTGTCGCGATGCGTGAAGAAGGTCGGATACTTCGTGATCCATACAGGGCCTGCAAAAAAGAAGTTGGCCGATGGCCGCAATGCCCATCTTATCCAGCAAGGTCGGGCATGGTGGGAAAAGGTTCTCGGTAAGTTCTTTGATGTGGCCAAGACGATTGAGGAAGGGCCAGAGTTGCGCGTCATCGTCGGGCCAAAGACCAAGCGAGTAATCCCAGAACGAACCACTGTTGTACGCGATGGTACAGAAGTGACATTCCGCACGCCAAATGAAGCAACACAATGGAGGGCCAATACCCTCTTTACAAAAGAGCCGGTTACGATCGAGTGGATTGATTCATTTGAGCCTGGCGCAGTGCTATGGGATGTCGGCGCGAATGTCGGGGGGTATACAGTCTGGGCCTCGAAGCGGAAGAATGCCGAGGTCTACGCATTCGAACCAGAGTCGAGTAACTACGCAGTACTATGTGAGAATATGCGGCTCAACCAAGTAAATGGATTAGCATACTGTGTCGCAGTATCGGACGCTCAGCAAGTCTCCACCTTATTTTGTTCGCAACCTGGGGCCGGGTCATCATGTCACACATTCGGGAAAGAGATCGGATTCGACCTTGAGCCACGTACCGGGGTGCGACAAGGCATGCTAAGTATGACCCTTGACCAACTTGCTGAGTTGCTCCCGTTCCCATCACATATCAAGATCGATGTCGATGGATTGGAGCATGCTGTCGTCAGTGGTGGTAAGAAATTTTTCCATGACACTCGGTTAAAAAGCATACTGATCGAAGTCAACGAGAACCTCGATCAACATCTGAAGATGCTTGATGTACTAAAAGAATGCGGGTTGACCTATGATGCAGGTCAAGTAGACAAGGCACGACGGAAAGATGGAGCTTTTAAGGGGTGTGCAGAATACGTGTTTAGTCGGATGCAGGTTAACCATATGGAGATGCACGTACTGGAAAAGATCATGAACGCGCCAATGCGTGACTATCCATTCCCACACATTATCTTGCACGATGTTTTCCAGAAGGATGAGTATAAAGAAATCATGAGAGAGCTTCCGCTTGATTCAAAGTATAAGCCATTGGAGGCGCGAGGGACGAAAGGCTACCCAGAGAGAAGCACGCACCAGGTTATGCCAAGACTTTCATGGATGACGAACGGGCGGCTTCGGAAGGTGCTTGACGAGAAATTTGGCGTAGAGTCGGAGAGTGATGAGGTGTTGTTTCTCCGTGACAAACCAGGGTACAAGATCACCCCACATACAGATACGCCAGCCAAAGCCGTGACGATGCTCGTCTATCTTGGCGAGGCAAGGCACGGTACAACGCTGTATACACCGAAGAAGAAGGGGTTCGCAGACAAAAAAGGACTGCACCATAAGTTTGAAGATTTTAACGAGTATGCTACGGCTAGCGGTGCGCCGAATACAGCCATTATCTTCGCGCGCACAGACATTAGCTTTCATGGGACGAAGCTGTGGAATGGGCTAAGTAATAGGGATATACTGCTCTACGATTCTAAGAGGAAGCTATGATGCCGATCGTACCGGAGAAGGATATAGAAATTTGCGGGGTGAAGCTATCGCAGTGGCCACTTGACGAATTGCGGGCATTGCCGTGGCATTTCTTTTTCTTTGATAGCAAGGAACACGTAGCCATTGCTATGAAATATATCGAAGATACGAGATCATGTTGAGAGTCTTTATTGGGTACGATAGCCGAGAGGTGGTGGCGTTTCATGTCCTGGTGCACTCGCTCTTGCGGCATTCGTCACAGCCACTCGCTATCTATCCGTTGTATCGACCGGCGTTAATTGCAAGCGGGCTATACACGCGAGAATCCGACTCGCTAGAAAGTACTGAATTCTCACTGACTCGGTTTTTTGTGCCGTACCTATCGAACTATGAAGGGGTTTCGTTATTTATGGATTGCGATATGCTGTGCCAGTCTGATGTCGGCGAGCTATTTGCTTATGCTGAAGCAGCTCCATTTTCTTCCTGTTTCGTGGTGAAGCACGACTACATCCCTAAAAGTTCCGTAAAGATGGATGGGCAAGTACAATCTGTCTATCCACGGAAGAATTGGTCGAGCGTGATTCTATTTCAGAATAGTATGTGCCATCGATTAACGCCTGACTATGTGAATACGGTAACACCGGCAATGCTGCATCGGTTTACATGGACACAAGATGAACTGATATGCCCTCTCCCACTTGAATGGAATTGGCTGGTCGGTGAGTATGAGTCTAGGTTAGATGTCCCTATGTTACACTATACCCTCGGCGGACCATGGTTCCCGCAGTATAGAGGTGGGCCGGAGGCGAATCGGTGGGTGCAGGAATACGAATCGATGGGGGTTCTATGGCAACCTATCTCCTAACTGAAGACGGTCATCGGATTCTCCCGGAAGATCTGACCGGCGCACTTTTAATTGAGGCGCAGGCAGATGGGGCGTACTGGGATGGGCACGTCCTAAGGGACCGACGCCTAAAGCCACGTCCATTCAGCATGACGGTACGGGAGTCTAACCAATGGTGATACAGCTACTATGACCAAGACCGATGCTTTTCTATTTGCGATTAGGAAAATGCTTGATCAGCAGCGGCAGTTTATCGATACATGTGATGTAAAGAGCATTCAGCTTACAGTGGTGATCAATCGAGATGGGCAAGCGAACGTAGTCATGAACCAACGGACTGAAGATGTGGTGTTGGGGTGCTTCCAGGGGAACAGCCGGAACGACCGGTATGCGTTCGCCCCTGAAAAATAAATGTTTACAATGTACAGATTAAGTATATAATTAATTCAATCTAGAGTTGCTCCCGGCGTAAAAATGTGAAGCCGGATAGATCCGAAAGGGTTTATCCGGCTTTTTTATTGTGCATTTGATAGCTGTTTCAGTCTTTCGATTTCGGCACGAAGAGAGTCAATAAGGGAGTCTTTCTCGTAATGAGTCAACCGACGACCAGTCCTTTCAAGGGAATGCCGAAGCAGGGCCGCTTCGGATTTATCGGCAGCGGTTTTTATATCGTCACACTCCTTGCAAAGAAGCTGCAGGTTATTCAGTGCCGTTTCCCCTCCCTTAAACACAGGGATTCGATGGTCGATGATGATTGTTTTCGGTGGGGCATCCCATTGCAGCGGTCTTCCGCAGCATTCGCATTTCCAGTTAGCTCTGTCGAAAAGCACGAGGCGAAAGGCTTTCGAGCTAATGGAGCGATGGTTATATCTGCGTTCCGGGTTCTTCCATATTCTTGTCAGGCCATGAAGTTCTACGTTCAATCCTGTCGTCAAGTCTCGATGCTTCTGGCACAGAGGCTTTTCAGAATAAGCCCCTCTCTTGGAAAGATGAATTTTGAAAACTTGCGCATCGTGATGCCTTCCTTTTCTTGCAACCATCGTTTCTTGACAGCCGAGCCACCCGCACGGAATGACAATCCGTCCGTGTTCGTCTCTGCACCTACTGCCGCAATACAGCGCTTTAGATCGAGCTTTGGAATTGTAGCGAGAACGGACCGCTCCGCAATTGGCGCAAGCGAACGATGTACTCAGGCTGGATTTCCTGCACGCGACAGAGCACCAAAATATAGTTCTGGTTTTCATCCATGACATGCTGTAACTATTGGCATCGGCTCTCCTTTAGTTGGTAGGGGGACAGATGGAAACGAAGTATAAGACATTTGATACAGAAATCAAGCAAGAAACATCCACTGATCTACGCCGCATGACATTTACGATCAGTACGGGTGCAGTTGACCGCGATGGAGATATTGTCGATCCGAAGGGATGGGATTTAAAGCACTACTTGAAGAATCCGACCGTACTATTTGCTCACGATTACTCAGCGCTGCCTGTCGCAAAGGCTGTCAGCGTACAGAAAAATGATTCTGGGCTTGTGGCCGTTGCGGAGTTTCCTCCGGTGGGAGTGTATCCATTCGCTGATACGGTTTACGAAATGCTGAAGTCGGGGTTTCTCAATGCTACGTCTGTAGGGTTTCAACCTACTGAATGCGAGCCAATGAAGAACGGTAAGGGGTACCATCATAAGTCGCAACAGTTGCTTGAGTGGTCGATTGTCCCTGTCCCGTCAAACCCTGAAGCCTTGGCCTTGCGTGGCATTGAAGGCGATCAGGCGAAGCGGTATGCGAAAGCAATGCGGCATTGGACGAAAGATGTGCTTGGCGATGAAGCCCCAAAGCTAGATGCAGAGCAATTCGATAATCTTGCTGATGCGATCGCGAAGGCCATGAAAAGCCCTGAACCGAAGATTGAAGATAAAAAGACTGACATGGCAACTCTGGATTATGCGGCCATTGCCGTAGAAGTGGCTAAGATTCTGAAGCCTGAAGAAGTAAAAGACATCAGTACCGACGTGTTGAATATCGAGCAAGTAGAAGGTGAGATCGCTTGGGATTCAATCAAATTCCCAGAGCCTACGCAGGACCTTCAGCTTGACGCGGAAGCCGTATCGAACCTGTTGATCGAAGGGATGCGCGAGACGTTACGTGAGATGGCGAGTGCCACGGCGCAGGCAGCCATCAATAGAATGACTGGGCGCCTTGACTAAACGGAGGACTATATGAGCGACGCAATTAAGACACTCGATCAACTCAGCGAACACGTGAAGAAGACCACGCTTCCGCTCATCACGGAAATGATGAAGACGGACGGCCAGAAGATCATGGCAGACGCCATTGAAGAGCTGGTCTCGAAGCGATATGAGAAGCTGAAAACAGAAGCACCGTGGATGGAAGCTATCAAAGACGCGACGAAAGAGAAATCCAATTTTAAAGGTGCCAAGGAGCGCGAGAAGGGCGAGGCCGCTGGCCGATTCATTCGCGCCTTAACGAAGTGTCAGATGGACCGCAGGCCAATGGAAGCCGCGTCAATCGTGGCCCAACTGAAAGCCTGGGGTGATGACGACATTGCCGGAGTTGTAGAAAAG